CAACCGCCGCCCGACGTGAACGTGATAAAGGTAAGCGGCTTGTAGTGATTAAGTTAGGAAAAGAGGAAATCTAAATGAAAGTAATGATTGAGGGTAAAGAATATTGGCGCGATGCAAAAGGCAATTTAACCCCTGCTGAGTTGGTGAAAGAAATCGACAAAGCACGTGATGCGCTCGTGTATGAATGGGTGGAACGTGGTCGTGATTTAAGCAAAGCAATTAGCCATTTTAAAGAAGGCATTTTTGGTGATGTGCAAGCCTTTATTGAGCTTTCTGCCGAAAAATATGGCGCGAAAGTGGGAGGAAACAAAGGCAATGTGACTCTTTTCAGCTATGACGGTAAATACAAAATTCAACGCGCAATTAACGAAAGTTTGCAATTTGATGAGCGTATTCAAGCAGCAAAAGTGTTGATTGATGAGTGTTTGAATGAATGGAGCGAAGGCTCTCGCCCTGAATTAAAAGCATTAATTGAACGTGCATTTAATGTGGATAAGGAAGGCAATTTGAACACCTCTCGTATTTTGGGCTTGCGCCGAGTAGAAATCCAAGACAGTCGCTGGCAAAACGCGATGCAGGCAATTAGCGAAAGCGTGCAAGTAGTAAGCAGTAAGGCTTATGTTCGCCTTTATGAACGTGTTGGAGAAACCGATCAGTATGTGCCGATTGCGTTAGATGTGGCGGGGGCTTAAAGCTTATTTAAATGCCCTTTAAATCTCCCCTAACCCCTCTTTACAAAAGAGGGGGACGGGATGAGGGGCATTAGTAATAGGTTTTAATCATTAACTAAGGAGCAATGTATGGAAAAACTACGAACCTATAAAGATTTTAGCACGTTAGCTGTTGAAATGGAGCGTGCTGGTGCATGGGCAACCGCTGAGGCTGCTTGGCAGAGAGCGGCTATTGTTGCTCGAAAAAGCGAAAATGAAGAATGGGCATTAAATCGCCAAAAGATGTGTGCGCATTATGTGCGTTATCCAAATAGAAGACCGGAGGTGAGACATGGCTAAGTATGTGGCACGCTTTTATTGTTTAGTTGAAGCCGTTGTGGAAGCTGAAAGCAATGAACAAGTGTTAGATATGTGTGATTTGAATGTGTGTGATGTCAATAAACTGCCACACACGATTACGGAAATTGATGATGTGGTTGAAGTGGAGGAAGTATGACTGAGCAAGAAAAAATGCGCTTAGATGAGCAATTAGAACAAGCAGCAAAACAGCTCACACACGCGCTTCGCGCGTTACGCACGGGGCAAAATCAACACGCGGCGGTTTATGTTGGTAACGTACAAAACTTACTGCCTGGTTTAAGAATGAGATTGGGGAGATAAGTGAAATGGAAGAAAAAAAATATGCAGTAACGTTTGAGTTTAAAGTTGGAGTCAGTGATGACGATTTAACTTTTAATGTCAACACAGAATACCATCAAATGACAGCTTTATATGTTAAGGATGCGATGACTTGTTTGATGTTTAAGTTACCTGAAATTGTGAGAGCGGGTTGGATTGTGCTTGAGGGTATGGACGATAACGTCAAAAGTGGTTTCGAGCACAAAATAAAATTAGATTTTTGCACCCAAGATGGGGATGAATGGGATGTTAGTGCGAAAGTCGAAAATCCTAATGAAACTGGTCGTATGTTGATTGGCTTTATTGAGAAAATTCTTTTGAAGGATCCAGTTATTGACGAGATCCTTCAGCGAGCAAAATAAGGGGATGAAAATGACTGAAAACAATGGATGGATTAAGTGTTCGGAAAGATTACCCAAACCAAATACAAGAGTTTTGATTTGTGACCGAGACAAAGAGGTTGGGTGCGCTTTATATCAGGAATTGCTTGGTTTTGGCTACATCCCTCTTTATGGCGAAGTTACACATTGGCAACCACTGCCACAACCACCGGAGGAATAGATTATGGTTTGTGAATATCAATATCACGCGTTTTTACCTGGTGCTGAGCCAACAAGAGAAAGTGTTATGCACGTAATAATTCGGGAGCTGTTTGGAAAATATAAATACTCCGAAGAGATATCTCTATCAAATGCGGCCGAAATTATTGTCGGTAAAAACGCCTTTGAATGGGGTTTAAAGGATGGTGAAGAGGTTTGTATTTTAATCAGAAAAAAAGACAATCCTGAAGCAATCGAATTGTTTAAGGTCTCTGTTGAGATGTCAATAGAAACTACAGCGCACTGGATGGATTACTAAAACCCATTTACAGCCCATTAAATCTCCCCTAGCCCCTCTTTACAAAAGAGGGGGATAAGTTAGATGAAGTGGGCTGAATAATGTGTTTTAAACCAAGTTTAAAGGAGTTTTAAAAATGAAATTATGCCGTTGCCCGATTTGCCACAGTGATATTCATTTGGATGCGCTGTTGGAAGATGATGCGGGGCGTGAGATGTTGGGGTTAATCTCCAATTTAGGTGGCCGTAATGCGCGTGCGTTAGTGAGTTATATTGGGTTGTTTCGCCCTGAAAGATCGGCGTTATCTAATGGTCGGGCATTGAGATTAATGCAAGAAGTGTTGGAAATGTATCAACCCAGTCCGCTACTCACCCATGCGTTAAATGAAACGGTGCAAGCGGTGATGAAAAACCGTCGAGAAACCCGCAATATTCAGGCGTTATCGAATCATAATTATTTGAAGAAAGTGTATGAAGGGGCGAAACCGTTGTTTGCGGTAGTGCGTAATGAAGGCAAAGCTGAAATGCAAAGCGTTGCGGCGCAAGAAGAGGATAAACGTATGGCAGCTATTCAATATATTGAACGTTACGCCTCTATTGGGCAGTTGAAATTTGTGGAAAATATGCCTGAGTTTGCGGTTTGGAAAGCCTGGAAAGCAGAACAGGAGAAAGGTTATGCAGCGTAAATCATTAATTGCGAAAATCCATATTGGGAAAAACCAATTGGGACTTGATGATGATACATATCGCGGTTTACTTGCCAATACAACAGGTAAAACCAGTTGCACAGAGATGACTGACAGTGAATTACGCCAAGTCTTGAATGTGATGGTTCAGAAAGGTTTTAAATCCAGCTCAAGCTTTTGGGGAAATCGGCCATCACCAAGTGAAGATAAGAAAATTTATCTCGCTAAAATTACCGCACTTTTAATCAAACACAACTTACCGAAAGAATATGCCGATGGTATTGCAAAACGCTCTTTTAAAGTGGATTTTATCCATTGGTTACGTCCGTGGCAGTTAAAGAAAGTCGTGCAGATGTTGTCAGTGTATGACCGGAATAAAAAGACGTTGTAAGATGAAATTATCAGGTGTAAATTAAAGGCTCTTTGGAGCCTTTTTTATTGGAGAAAAATAATGAAAAAACTATTAATTGCGATGTTATGTGGCTTAATTTCTGTTTCGGCCTTTTCAATGACAGACAAAGCCAAAGGAGAACTAAATAAAGCCTTACAGGGGGATTATCAAGCATTACGAAATGTTGCGTTCGGAATGAAAGATGGGTCTTTTGGACAAGATCATAATCCAATTGCGGGTTGTGCATTACGTAAAATCACCTTAATTGTCGCACAAAATGAGACTGATACTGGTGACTATGGTAATGAATATGTAGATTGTAAAGCATTGTCACCAGATGAATCTGAAAAGGCATGGAAAATGACGTTGCAGTTGTTGCCTCAGGTGTTGCAATTGAAAGGACAAAATTAAGTTGAATTAATCCCACTTCGGTGGGATTTTTTTTATCTTTTTTTTCAAAAATACCGCCTTTTTAAAATTCCCGTGTGAGAATAAGCAAAAAATAACATTGCGGAGGTTATTATGGTGGAGAATTTGGAAGATGTAGCGGAACTCCTGCCGGAAACCGTACAACAGATGGTGGATTTAGTTGGGTTTCCTGCTGTTGAAAAAATCATTACAAATTTTGGTGGGGCAACCTTTCGATTTACCGATGGGGCACATTATTTTCCTAAGCTCAAAGCATTAATTGGTTTGGAAAGTGCGGTGAAATTACGCGAAGTTTTTAGAGGGGAATGGGTTTATATTCCTCGCTGCGAAACAGCTTTGAGAGTGTTGCGTAATTATCGCTTTAAGGCTGATTTTGATTATTTAACCCAACATTTGAACAAATCAGGACGCATGGCCATGCTTGAACTTTGTCCTAAATATCAATTATCGGATCGCAGTGGTTGGGAAATTGTAGCACAAGTACGTAACCCTGAGGAATCCAGTAATTTTGCCTTGTTTTAGTGCTGAAGGTGCTCCACTCTTCATCTTACTCTCTTTTTTCGATAATACCCTTAATCATTAATAGATTAAGGGTATTTTTTATGTCTTTAAATTTTTCACAGATTTTCAACCGTTTAATTGGCCATGAAGGCGGCTACGTTAATGACCCTAGAGACCCAGGCGGGGAAACAAACTGGGGTATCACTAAACGCACTGCTCAGGCAAACGGTTATCAAGGCAGTATGCGAGCAATGACGCGTGAGCAAGCTTATAAAATCTACTACTCCGCATTTTGGCTACGTTATCAATGCGACAAGATGCCGGAAGCGGTGGCTTATCAGTTTTTTGATGCAGCTGTAAATCATGGATTAGGTAATGCGAGTCGTATGTTGCAACGTGCAGTTGGTGTCGTTGATGACGGTGTGATTGGCAATATGACGATTGCCGCGATTAAAAAAATGGCGATTTCTGACGTGATTATGCGTTTGAACGCTGAACGCCTTGAGTTTTATTGCAAACTTAGCACTTTTACGACATTTGGTAAAGGCTGGGTTCGTCGCGTGGCGGGCAATCTTAAATATGGAGCAATTGACAATGAAGTTTAAATTTTTAGGCGTGTTTAAACGTGTTTTTAATTGGTTACAAAACCGAGTTTTGACAACCAGAAAACTCCCGCAAAAACGACCGCACTTTTATAGTAAAAACGCATGGAGCTATGCCTTTCGTGGGAAACCTACTCCAGCTGAAGTGATTATGTGGAGATTATGTCAATGAATAAGTTTTTTGAATTATTTACCAATAATGATGGTCGAGCGAGTACGACAGGTTTTATTCAGTTTTTCGGTTTCTTAGTCATGGCCGGTGTGCTGATTTATGCCGTTTATCTTGACCGTTCTACGGTCACTGACTTGTTTTTTTATTTTGCTTGTTTTTGCGGTGGTTCGGCTGCAACCAAGGGCGCTGTAATGGCATATCAAGCCAAACAAACCAAGCCAGAAGAACGGATTACAGGCGAAGTTTATGTCGAACCGGAACAAACGGATAGACCAAGGGGGATTTAATGACGTTACAGATGATTTTAATAGGCTCAGGTACTGCGCTGGCTATTTGTGGTTATGTGGTATTTAAGCTCAAACGTGCAGGGCGTGAAATTGACCGATTATTAAAAGATAACGAGCAGTTGGTGCGTGAAAAAGCTGTCTCCGATACGCAGGTGAAACATTATGAAACGAGAAAACAACATGAAGAAAACAGTCGTAATGCTGACCGTGACACTCTTATTGATGGGTTGCACAAGTCAGGGGATCTCCGTGATTAATGCAAGCTGTGCCGGTTTCTCGTTGATCTCCGCAAGCCGTCAAGATACGACAGAAACCTTGCGTCAAATTAAAGTACATAACGATACATATCGAACTATTTGTCAGCGAGGTGAAAATGGAAGTACACATTAATGGGATGATGATTTTTAATGGGTTGGTATCTGTTGCGGTGTTCTTTATTGGTGTGTGGTTTAAGAAATTAGACAGTGAGTTTAAAAGCCTGCATGACGAAGTTAAAGAAGTCAAGCGCGATTATGTCTCAAAAGAAGTGGCTAGTATCACCAATCAAAGCATTTTAGATAAATTAGGGGCAATTTCTGAGCAATTGCAGTCCATTACGAAAAAATTAGATAACAAGGCAGATAAATAATGTCAGCAAGAGATCGGAAACGCTTAGAGCAATTAACCGAAAGCGCACAAACAAATGCAAAACTAGATGAGATTTTAGATTTGACCCGTGCAGTCAATCATAAAATCGACCGTTTAGATGGGCGTGTGGATGATATTGATGTCCGTTTAGCTAAGGTAGAAAACAGTATGGCTAAATTGGGTGTGCGATCCGCTTTAGTTGGCGGTCTGGGCGGTTTATTGGTATCGGTTGGATTTGAGCTAATCAAAGCCAAATTAGGAGGCTAGTGAATATGGCACATGATGAAAAAACCAAGGCAGATGTGCGCCGTTATTATGTGTTTGATTGCTTAACGCTGGAATTAGCCGCAGAAAAAGCCAAAGTGTCCTATAACACTGCTCGACGCTGGAAACGTGAAGCCGAATCTCGCGGCGATAATTGGGACAAAGTGCGTGATGCATCAACAATGGCAAGTGGAAAGGTTGAAGATGTGGCTCGTGGTATGCTCACCACCTTTGTGCTTTATTTTGAAAGTACCATGGATGAGTTGCGTAAGACCGAAGACTTGCCCGTGAGTGAGAAAGCAAAACTAATTCAAGGCTTGGGTGACAGCTACTCTAAAATGGTGGCGAGCAGTAAGCGGTTGTTGCCTGAAGTATCTGAATTAGCTACTGCGATTAAAACGGTGAAACTCTTTGGGGAATATATCCAAACCAATAAACCAGAACTAACAGGTGATTTTTTAGATTTGCTCAATGGATTTGGTGAAACATTAAGTAAGGAATTTAAAGCATGATGGAAGGTTGGGATGGCTTTGTTGCAATTGAAGGCTGGGATGGGAATGATTAGTAGAGGATAATTGTGAAGAATAAAGAGTTATTAGCAGAATTAAAAGCCTATTCCGACAGCTTGCGACAAAAAGTCGAGGCGAAGTTTGAGGGATGGGATGATTCCCTTTCTGCCATTAGTGAGCGACGCAAAAAGGTGTTAGATCCTGTTTCGGGTTATGACTTTTTTGTGTCGAATTACTTTCCGCATTATGTGCGTTCATCTTCGCGTTCACAGTTGCATAACTATCTTTTTGAGCATTTGCCACAAGTGTTACAACAGCCATCATCAGTGCATTTAGCTATTGCCGCGCCACGTGGTGAGGCTAAATCAACTCTCGTTTCTCAATTGTTCACACTTTATTGTCTTGTAGCACAAAAGAAACGCTATGCATTAATTGTGATGGACAGTATCGATCAAGCCTATCCAATGCTTGAAGCAATTAAAGTCGAGTTGGAATTTAACCAACGGCTACGCGTAGACTTTCCTGAAATCGCAGGACAAGGTCGAGTGTGGCAAGCTGCAACCATTGTGACGAAAGCTAATCAGAAAGTACAAGTTGCTGGTTCTGGTAAGAAATTGCGTGGTTTACGACATGGTGCATATCGACCAGATTTGGTTGTATTGGATGATATTGAAAATGACGAACAAGTACGTAGCCCAGAACAGCGTGATAAGTTGCATGATTGGTTGAAGAAAACCGTGCTTCCTTTAGGTGCAGCTGGAGATAAGTTAGATGTGGTGTATATCGGGACTATTCTTCATTACGACAGTGTGTTAAACCGCACTTTATCAAGCAAAGCATGGAAAACAGCAAAATTTAAAGCCTTAATTCGTCAGCCTGATGATATGAGCTTATGGGATAAGTGGGAGGACTTCTACTTAAACGAAGGTGAAGCGGTGGCTGATGCTTTCTATTCCCAAAATAAATCAGCAATGGATAAAGGTGCGGTAGTAAGTTGGGCTGCTCGCCCTATTTTAACCTTGATGAAAATTCGCGCTCGTGATGGGCACGCTACCTTTGATTCGGAATATCAAAACGATCCTTTAAGTAGTGATGATGCGATGTTTGCTAATGCGCTGACTTATTGGACTGAATTGCCAGGTGAATTGGTTTATTTCGGCGCGCTAGACCCCTCTTTAGGTAAAGCGGGTGCAAGTCGTGACCCATCAGCCATCTTGGTCGGGGGCTATCATCGTGAGACAGGTAAGCTTTATGTAATTGAAGCACAGGTTAAAAAGCGCCTACCTGATCTCATCATTGAAGATGTGATTCGTATGCAGAAACAATACCAGTGTCAGCGTTGGTTTGTTGAAACCGTACAATTCCAAGAATTCTTAAAAGACGAGTTAGTGAAACGTTCGGCACAACGAGGCATTCCTGTACCGGCAACTGCAACTAAACCCAATACAGACAAAATGCTTCGTATTGAAAGTTTACAGCCACACATGGCGAATGGGTTAATTTTATTACATAGCTCACAAGCTACGCTGATTTCTCAGTTACGCCATTTCCCAAAAGCCGACCATGATGATGGCCCAGATGCACTGGAGATGCTATGGCGTAATGCAGTAAGTAGTTCTGCGGCGATTGAATGGATAAGTATTAGTGAGTTAGATGATAGCGATTGGG